CCTGAGCGCTTGGCCCGTGAGCGTTTGGATGTGGATGAGGATTCACCCTCTCTTTAGGGAGGCCCGGTCAGAATTCCAGGGTTGTGTTGGGGGACTCCACCCCCAATCGCAACCGGTGTCCTAGACACACGGAAGGTCGACTGGGCTTCTTGTTCAGAGAGTAAAAGGGAGATGTGGACGGCGTACAGAGCGCCTTTGCAAGGGGCTTTTGTGCCTGTCTGTAACCGTCCATGTCCGCACAACGAGGTGACCGCACTTGCAATGCGGTCAATGGGGGAGGTCCCTGCCCAAGTTTTTGGGCCTGTGTCTGCTCAATCTGAGTTAGTTTGGCGCGATCTCATCAAGTTCGCGCGCAGATACAGAGACGGGGCTCTCTCGTGGAGGGCCACTGCCGAGAGTTACTCAGGAACTCTTCGGCGACGTTATCTGGAGGCCGCTAGGTCGCTTGAGGAAGATGGTTTGTCGACGCACCAAGACTGGACCATCAGGGCTTTCCTCAAGGCAGAGAAGAACAGGAAGCCAGGCTTAGCAATGAAGCCCAGGCTGATATACCCCAGGTCTCCCCGCTACAACCTGGAGGTGGCTTCCCGTTTGAAACCTTTCGAGCACTGGCTTTGGGGCCGGCTCGTTGGCTCCGCTCTAGGTTTCGATGGCTCGAGACTCGTTGCGAAGGGGTTGAACCAGAGGCAGCGCGCCAACCTGATACGTAAGAAGTTCGCTTCTTTTCGTAGGTGCGTATGTTTCGAGGCAGATGGCAAGGCGTTTGAGGCCCACGTGGGACCTTCGGCTTTGAAGAAAGAACAGGCCGTCTATGCTGCGGCTTTTCCCGGCGATGCGAGGCTGGGTTTTCTTTTGAAGAAGCAGTTGGAACTGCGTGGCACAGTCTCTTGTGGGGCGAAGTTCTCTAGGAAAGGGGGCCGGGCTAGCGGCGACTTCAACACGGGGATGGGGAATTCTTTGTGTTTTCTCGTTGAAGTTGTTGCTGCTTTGCGAGCATTTTCCCTGGAGAAGTTTGACGTTTTGGTGGATGGCGACAATGTGTTGGTCTTCTTGGAGGCCAGCGAGTCAAAGCCCGTTCTGGACGGGTTTTCAGACGCCATTCTCCAGAACTGTGGCCACGAGGTGCTGTTGGAGCGCCCTGCTTTCGTGTTGGAGGATGTGAGATTTGGTGGCTCGGCCCCTGTGTTTTTGGGTGATAAACACGGTTGGTCCATGGTTCGTGAACATCATCGGGTTGTCTCAGGAGCGTTTTCTTCACACATTTACCTTCGGGAACCTGTGTTCGCACGTGAGTGGATGGTGGGAGTTGCTATGTGCGAGCTTTCTCAGGCTCGTGGAGTGCCTATCTTGCAGTCCTTCTTCACCTCAGCCATCAAAGCTTTGGGGCCCGTGAAAAAGGTCCGGGAGCATCCGCATAGGGATGCGCTCGCTTTGGGGGCTTGGTTTGCAACCGAGGACAGCGCGTTGGAGGTGAGTTTGGAGGCGCGCGTTTCTTTCGAGCGCGCGTTCGGTGTCACGATGGAAGAACAGGAAAGGCTTGAGAGGTCTTTCGCATCCATGGAGTTTGGTTCTTCCTGGGAGCTTCTCGGTGGCGTGGAGAACGCATCCGATTTGCAAGGCATCATCGACAAACTTGTCTACAACGGGCCGTAGGTGTTTTGTGGCGCTGGTGGAGTGAGTGTGGGCAAGGAAGGTGGGCTAGCGGGGCAATGACGGCCTGTCATCCCTCACCCGGCCCGACCGGAGATCGTAGTGCAAGGACTTAGCGCCCAGCTCGCTGGGAATCGCGGCGCTGACACGTAATGGTGAGGTGAACCACCTTGTATGTTTATCGGTCTGTGGCGGACTACCGGGCGCTTGGGGTGGGTGAGCGCGCACGCGTTCGCGCCTCTGGCGGCAGAGCCCAGCTATTCCGGTGGCCCTCTGACCGAGGCCTGCAGCTCTTTCTTAGTCTCAAAACATCGCAGGTTGGGTGTTGTCACCTGTTATCCGAAAGACAACTAGCACCAGGAATTGCCCACCTGGTGTGGTCTGTACGTAGGCAGCTTGGCGGCAGCTAGCCGTCGGGCCTTCTAGGAGGTCCACCCCTTGGCAAGTAGGTTTAGGCCGGGCCGCCTCAGG